GCAAGTGTGACATTTTCTGCCCATGCAAAAATAACAACGGTAATAGGATCAATTCCGCCATTAGCATGTTGTAGAACATCAAAATCATGGATGTCTACTTCACCCATAAGATCAGGCCATCCCGCTTTCGTGATGTCAAGATAATTCTCTGGCCAAATAAAAGGCAAAAGCATCTCTCCACCTTGCGAGGTAGTAGGATCTAAAAGCAAATGAGGCTTCTGAGAAGCTGAATCAAATCTATAGGCAAGAAAGCCCGATTGACTGTAACTTCATCATTAGCAACATATGGATTATACGTAAGTAACGCACGTCCATAGTAAAATGCATTTCCATTTACAAGAATTTTCATCCGAAGATTACACCGAAGATTCCTGTAACGATTAATTTTATCAAGAACATCAGAATTCCCAAAAAAGTTAGTCCATGGGTTGAACCTGGTGACCGCAAGCGGAGTATTAGGAGTCCATTGAAAATCTTGGATTTTAATCGGACGACTAAGGAAATCGCCAAGTTCGGCATCCGAAAACCCCGAAAGTTTCGTGGTTTCATCAGCAGAAGCCGCGATATCATAGGACCACGGCGTATCCCCGTCAACGAAGTTGACATTTTCCGAATTGAGCATCGAAGGTGCTTTGGAGACGTTAAAAGACGCGCCCCCATCGTCATTAGTTTGTTGTTGTTGAGTAGTAAACGATTATTCTTAGGATCGCTGCCCCGCTCAGAGCAGCGTCTGCATCTCATTAGTTTGAGTGACGAAGAACCCGGTAAATACCGGTATTGCTATAAGAGCAATGTCAAGAGATATGAAAGCCTAAACACATATAATAAATGAGAAAACTATATATAATTTGGTAACCAATACATAAATACTATTTTAAACTTATACCACGAATAGTTCCGGGGTTTGGATTGCTTTTAAAAGTCATCCCAGGACTGGTATACAACTCTATAAGTCGTAACGTTTATTGAACATTTCCATTCTATCATCATATGTGACATCTAATTCTGTACACATATGGGAAATGTTAGTTTGAAGAGCAACATCTTTCATTTGCTCACGACGTTTCTCATACATCTCACGACCATATTGCCACCATTCACGGAGTGCACCGTCAATGTTCATAGCACTTTGATCAAGAGGAGAAACTGATTTGGATTTCAAGACACTATGTAAAGATTTGAAAATAGAATTCTCATCTAATACACCATGTATCAATTTGGTTTCTTCACAATATAGATTATGACGCTTAAGAAAATCAGCATCTTCATCTCTCATATATGGAGTGGGTTCAGATGTTTTGTCAGGCATGGTAAATTTCATGTCTCTTTCCGCCAAAAAATTAGCATAAGAAATATGATTATACCAATCATGTCCACTACGAACTGACCCTTTAACATCGTCTCCATAAGTCATTACAGAAACGTTTGTACGAAAAGGTTCAGGATTGCCGAA